GTGGTTGGACTTTCCCGTGCATTGGATAACCTGTCAGCGAAGAATATGGACGCTACCGAGCTCACCAAGATGTTCGGTAAGGAGTCCGTAACGGCGGCCATTGCCATCCTGCAGGAACGGGATGCGTTCGAGCAGCTACGCACCGGCATTACGAATACGAATACCGCATACGAGCAAGCCCAGATTAACAACGACAACCTCGCTGGATCTATCGACAAGTTGAAAAGTACATGGGGCGCTTTTATCAACACGATGGCCGGAAGTAACGGCATAATTAAGGATATCGTTGACGAGCTAAGGGGCTGGGTAGATAAGCTGGCAGAGGCGAACATGAGTATTGATGAGCTCTTCAATAAGCGAACCAAGAAAGACAAGGATATCAACCAGGACGAGTTCAATAAGCGAATATCCGGATACATGAATTCAGGAATGAGTATGACTGAAGCACTGGATAAGGAAGAGCGTCTGGTGAACTACATGTATCCGGAGGCACTTAAATTACAGCAGCGTAAGAATGAGCTACAGAAGGCAGAGGCCAATTACATAAGGGCCAAGGCCGTGAATGTGAATGATGTGGCAGAAGAAGAAAGAAAGGCCTTTGTCGAAGCGCGGAAGATGTACGATAATGCATACCGGGAGAATATATTACATTCGCAGATTCTGTCCCTTATCAAGGAGCAGAGAAAGGAATTGGAGAAAAAAAGCAAGGCTGAGGAAAAGGCTAATAACAAGCTGAATACAAGTGTGATATCCGGGGTCTCAGAGGACAATCTGCCTAAAGGTTCTATGGCTTATCTTGACAATCAGATATCCGGAAAGAAAAAAGAGTTGTCTCTTGCTGTGAACGATGCGGACCGTATTCGCATATCTCGTGAGCTGGATGAGCTGGTCCAGAAAAGAAGGTATATGGACTTAGATATTAAATATACTAATACATCCATTACCGATATACGGCAGCTTAAAGAAATGGCTAAAATTATGAAAGATTTCCGTAAAATGAAAGATTTCCGTAAAATGGAGGATTTTCCTAAAGGATGGGATAAAATAAAGCCTATTCCAGACAAGTCCGTGAAGAACGTGGATGACATGACTACGGGGCTGGAGAATATGAGCACAATACTCGGCTCGTTGGGAGGTCTTATTAGTCAGTCATCCGATAACATGGGATCTTGGGCTCTGTCCAGTGCGGCCAATATTGCACAGATGATTGTGCAGCTGCAGGCCTTGGCTACGGCCCAGGGTGTAGCATCGGCCTTCTCAGCTCCCTGGCCAGCATCACTGGCAGCAGTGGCGACAGTTCTTACTACGGTAGCTTCCATCTTCGGCAGTCTTCCTCAGTTTGCGGAAGGCGGTATCATCGGAGGAAGTAGTTACTTCGGTGATCGTCTGCTGGCTAGAGTCAACTCGGGTGAGATGATCCTTAATCAGAAACAGCAGAGACGATTGTATGACCTTACCACATCCGACGGAGGCACTACCGTGAGCCTTGGTGTAAGCCGCATACAAGGGAGCGACCTCTATCTGGCATTGTCTAACTACATGAAGAAAACAGGGAAGAAATTATGAGCTACGGACTGATATATACACTGCCGTTCAACGGCATCGACGGGAAAGACTATATAATTAAGATTGAGAAGGAGGGATATCAGGGGGCATCAACCGAATTGACGGGGCAGCCATCCCCTTTCACCGTGACCTTGAGTGACGAAGAATTCGTGTATACCCCTACCCGGTTCAGCACGGCTACGCTGCACATCTTTGGCGG